GGCGGCGATGCGGCGCCGGCCGGCGCCGCACTTGCCGGCGCGCAGCATTCGTTGACCGTGACCGTGCAGGCCGACCCGGGCACGCGCGTGACGGCGGTCAGTTCGACGCCCGGCGTCACAGTGCAGAACGCGGCGCCGAACCGGGGCCCGACGGTGACCAGGCCGTGATTTCGATCGACGATATGTTCGACGGACTGATCAAGGCCAGCTTCCGCGGCGTGCCGTTCTGGATGCCGAACAGCCGCGAGACGGTGGGGCGGCGCGTTGCGAAATTCCTTTTCCCGGGGCGCAACGACCGTGTCTACGAGGACCTCGGCGCGTTCGATGGGCCGATCACCTTCCCGGGCGTGCTGATCGGCGACGACTTCGTCGAGCAGGCGCAGGCGATGCGGGCGGCGCTGCGCACACCGGGCCGCGCGCTGCTGCTGCATCCCTGGTTCGGCGAGCTCGACGTGATCCTGGTCGAGCCGGGCACGGTCAGCGTCGATCAGCATTCGCTGCGCGTGGCGCGGATCGAAATGACGGTCGAGCTGTTCCGGCCCGACCAGCCGCCGCCGACCGACACGGTGGCGGCGATTAACGCCGCGAGCGCCGACCTCGGCACGCAAGCGAACAACCTGCTGGCGGCAGTGATGGCGCCCGTGGAGCTGGCGGTAGCGGCGATCGGCACCGGGCTCGCGGTATGCGCGCAGGTGGCCGGGGTGTTTCAGGGCGTGGTGGGCGTCGCCGGCGTGATCGCTAGCGCCGCCAGCGCGGCCGTGGCGGGGCTGCTGGCGGTGGGCGATCTGGCGATCGACGCGACCCTTCCGGCGGCGCTGGGCGCGGCCCTGGCGGCGCCGGGCGCCGCGATCGCGCTGACCAGCGAGACGCTGCTGCCGGCGGCCGTCGGTCCCGGCGATCTGCCGTTGCCATCGCCGCCGCAGGACCCGAAGGTGACCACCGGCATTCTGATCAACGCGACAACGCAGATCGTGGCGCTGGTGCCGGCCGGCACCGGCACCGCGCCCGCCGGGGCGGTGGCGCTGGCGGCCGGGGCGCTGACCGTGATCAGCGCGATTTCCGCGGCGAGCGACATCGTTTTCGACAGCCAGACGGACGCGCAATATTGGTGCGCGCAGCAGCTCGTAGCGATCGACGCGGTGGCGGGCCTGGCGGTGGCTTTGGCGCCGAATATGCCGAGCACCGCCGGCGCCGTGTGGCGCAGCCTGCAGGCGCTGCGCGCCACCGTGATCGCCGACATCAACGCGGTGATCGGCCGGCTGCCGGTGGTGCAAACCTATACGCTGCTGGACAGCACGCCGGCCTGGCTGGTGGCACAGGCGCTGGTCGGCGACACGCCGGCGGCGATGCTGGGGATGTATCTCGACCTGGTGAACCGCAACAATGTCGCGAACCCGACCTGCATGGGGCCGGGCGCGATCGAGGCGCTGGTCGCGGCGTGATCATCGATCCGACCAGGCGCGTCGCTCTCTACGTCGCCGGCCAGATTTTTAACAAATGGATGAAGGTGCGCATCAAGCGCAGCCTGAAGGAAATCTGCGGCAGCTTCGAGCTGGAATACATCGACGAAGGCCGGCTGGCCGAGACGCTCGCGGATCTGATCAGCCCGCCGCCCTATTTCCAGGCGATCAAGGCCGGCATGCCATGCCGCATCGCGTTAGACGATGAAAAGGTATTCGTCGGGTTCGTCGGCAAAGTCACCGGCAAAATCGACGGAGACGGCAACGCGATCACGGCAAAAATCACCGGCACGGATATCTGCGGCGACCTGGTCAATTGCGCCGCCTCGCCGAATGGGCCGGCCGAGTGGAAGAACATCACGCTCACGCAATTCTGCACGATGATTTGCCAGCCGTTCGGCATCGGCGTGCAGGCGCAGACCGATATCGGCGCGCCTTTCCCGGTGCTGGCGATTTCGCCGCACGACAAGGCGATGCCGGCGATGGAGAAGGCGGCGCGGCAGCGCGGCGTGCTGCTGGTTTCCGACGGTGTCGCGAATTTGTTGCTGACCACCGCCGGCAGCACCCGCGCGCCCGACCAGGTGGCGTTCGGCTACAATGTGCTCGGAACGGAGTTCGAGGATAGCTGGGAGAAACGGTTCTCCGACGTCTATGTGAAGGGGCAGACCGCCGGCGCGAACGGCAACCACGAAGGCGTGGCCGCGCCGATGACGCCGGCGACGACCCCCGGCACCGGCACGGCCCCGGCTTCGAGCGCCACGAGCGCCGAGGCGGCCGGCATCGTCATGACCGGCCATGCGACCGATCCGGAAATCACGCGCTACCGGCCGGATGTCCGCATGGTGAACACGCAGAGCGGCAGCTCGACGGTGCAGCAGCAGGCCGAATGGCATGTGCGTGTGGATCGCGGCCTGGGCAAGCACAACGCCTATCCGGTGAAGGACTGGCGCGCCGGGCCGGATGCGGCGCTGTGGCGGCCCAATCAGCTGACCGCCTGCTACGATCCCTATGCCGAGATCGACGGCGACATGTTGATCGAAGGCACCGAGTATCATTACGACGAAAACGGCGCGCGCACGGTACTCGAGCTGGTGGGGCCGACGGCCTACGACCGGATCAATGAGCCGGCGCGCAGCCAGAAGCGGCACCAGGCGCGCACGTTGTGAACGATCACGAGCACGCCTTCAACCATCGCACGGCCGCGACGCGCGCGGTGGTCACCGCGTGCAATGACGACGGCGTGGTGCAGACGGTCGATGCGCAAAGCCACGACGGCGTCACGCGTGGCGGCGTGGAGGTGCACCAGGTTTTCGGGCTGGCGAGCGTGCCGCCGGCGAACGGTGCCACGGTCGTTCTGATCGCGAACGGCGGCGATCCATCCGACATGATTGCGCTGATGGCAGCCAACAATTGGGCCCGGCTCGGCGGCCTGCAGCCCGGCGAGACGGCGATTTATGGGGTCGATGGATCCCGTATTCACATTAAAATCGGTGGCCACGTCGAGATTTTGGCTGCTGCCAGCGTGGATATTACCGCGCCTGACTGCACGGTCACCTGCAGCGGGAGCATCACGCTCGACGGCGACGTGCATGTGACCGGCACGCTGTCGGTTGGGGGTGCCACCAGCATCGACGGCAACCTGGCGGTGACCGGCAACATCACGGCCACCGGCTCGATCACCGAAGATGTCTGAGAGCGCTCTTTTATGCGAATAAAAGGGGTCTGGGGCCTTCGGCCCCAGCGGGGTCCAGGGGCAGAGCCCCTGGCCTTCCTTCGCCCCTGGCCTTCCTTCCTTTGGCGTCTGCTGCCCTTACCTAAAGGCATTAAACCGCCCGCCGCGCGCGCGCGAAGGTGCGCGTGATGCCGCTCGACATCGCCCTTGCGTTTGATCCGGTGAACCGGCGTTGCGACGTCGTGTTTAACGGCACCGATTTTGCCCTCGACACGACCTATCAGACGCCGGTTTTGATGGCGATGGGCTGCGACCGGCGCGCGCATCCGGACGATGAATTGCCGCAACCGACGTTGACCTTGCCGGCGAATGCGCCACTGGCGAACTGGAAGCGCGGCTGGCCCGGCGACATGCTGGACCCGTATGGCGAGCTGGCCGGCAGCCGCGCCTGGGTGTTGAGCCGTAGCAAGCTGGACGAGCGCGTGCGCCGCAAGGCGCAGTCGATCGACGCGGAAGCGCTGTCCTCGCTGACCGGGCGGCAGGGCGTGCAGATCGGCCTGACCGTCGAGCTGTATAGCCGCAACATGCTGGCGCATCGGGTGGTTGTCGGCAACGCGAAGATCGTGGTGCCGCAGGTGATCGGCACGTGAGCGGCGCGCAGGCGGCGACCTGGCCGATCCCTACGCCGCCCCAGTTGTTCAACCAGGCCGCGTCCGTCTACGAAACCAATCCGGCGCTGGCCGGGATCGATGCGCGCAGCGCCAATTCGGTCGCCTCGACGAACTGCCGGCTGTACGCGCTCGGCAGCTACGACCGCTATTTGATGCAGGCCAATCTGGCGCAGGAATTGATGCCGGACACGGCCGTGGTCTGGCTGCCGCGCCACGCGAATATCTGGGGCGTGCCGCAATTGCAGCCGACGCCGGCGACCGGCAACGCGGTGTTCAGCGGCGCCACCGGCACGCCGATCCCGAGCGGCGCGATCCTGACCTATCAGACCGCGCTGTACATGACGACTTCGTCGGCCGAAGTGGGCAGCGAGGGCACCGTATCGGTGCCGATCACATCGGTGCAGGGCGGCAGCGCGTATAATTTGCCGGCCGGCACGACGCTGAATTTGGTCAGCGCGATCAGCGGGCTGAACCCGCAGGCCGGCGTGCTCGACAGCAACGGCGCCGCCAACGGCACCGATCTGGAAGAGATCGAGCATTGGCGCGGGCGCATCCTGGCGGCGATCCGCGTGGCGGCGAATGGCGGTTCGCTGTCGGATTATTACCAATGGGCGGCCGATGGCGGCGCGCAATATACCAACGTGGTGCCGAACGGCATCGGCGCCGGCAGCGTGCTGATCTATATCTGGGGGCCGGGGCCGAGCGTCGCGAGCGACCAGCTGGTCACCGCGGTGCAGAACTTCATCGGGGTTTACAATGGCACGCCTTCCGGCGTGCGGCCGGTGACCGCGAACGCTGTCGTCGTCGCCGGCACGCTGCTGGCGCAGAACGTGACGGCCAATATCGATCCGTTCACGGAAACGACAGAGGCATCCGCCGGCGCCGCGATAGCACTGTTCTTCCAGCAGAACGCCGCCGGCGGCGCGCCGCTTTACTATAGCCGGCTCGACAACGCGATTTCCAACGCGGCCGACGTGTTCGACGACGATCTCACCACACCGTCGGGCAATGTGACCTGCCTGGCCTCGCAAATCATCGTGCTCGGCACGGTGACTTTACTGCCGCCATGAGCCTGAGCCCCACCACGCTGCTGTCGCTGACCATGAGCATCCAGCCGAGCGGCTGGGCGCTGCCGCGCGACCCGAACAGCATCTGGGGCGCCATGCTGCAGCCGATGGCGGTGCTGTGGGCCGGCGAGATCGCCAGCATGGAGAGTATGCTGCCGCAGGTCGATCCGCGCGCGGCGACGACCTTGCTGCCGGCCTGGAAGCGCATGCTGGGCCCGGATCCGTGCGGGCGCGACCTGGTCGACACCACGCTGCAGCAGCAGCAGGCGCTGGCCTATCAGCGGCTGACGGCGCGCGGCGGCCAATCGGTGCCGTATTTCCTGTCGCTGGTGACCGCGGTCGGCGAAACCGGAACGATAGAGGAAGCCAACTGGAGCCGCTGCGGCGCGATGCGCGTGGGGCCGAACATGATGACCACCGTGCTCGGCAACCAGTTCATGTGGCGGGTCAATTTACCGAACCGAATAGTTACCTTGTTCCGCACCGGCGCATCGGTGTGCGGCGATCGGCTCGGCAGTTTTTCGACGTCGATGGCGGAATGCCCGATCAGCCACGCCTGCCCGGCGCACACCACTGTCGCCTTCAATTATTCTGGCACGGAGACACACTGAATGGACCGCATAGGCCCCGCCGGCGGCGCGCCTACAGCACTGATCGCCGATGGTCAGCAGGGCTGGGTCGACCAGAACCTGCTGGCTGGACAGCAGGGCACCAACTGCCCGGCGCTCTACATGAACGCGCTCATGGAAGAGGTGCTGAACGTCATCACGGCGGCCGGCATCACGCCGAACATCAATGTCTGGACCCAGCTGCTGACCGCGATCGGCACGCTGATCACCGGCGCGGTCGCGGCCTATGTCAACTCGGGCGGGTTCTTCTATTTCATTCTGAGCACGGTTGGAGGGCCCAACCTCATCATCTGCGGTGGTCCCTGCGTCATTCCGACCGGCACGGCCTCAATCAATCAAATCCTGCCGATCACGTTCCAAACCGCATTCAAAGGCGGCGTGTGCGCGGACAACGGCGCATCCGGCTGGGGCTACGGCGTGCAGCCTGGTGGGGATTTGAGCCACTGCACGATCCAATGTCCCGTCGACCAGATCAACGGCTCCGGCATCTCGCCGCGGCCGACCGCGGCCACCGGCTATTTCATTTGCGTGGGATACTGACATGGCAAAATACGTCACCACGGACAGCAACCATCTGCCGACCGGGTTTTTCGATACCGCCATCCCCGGCACGACCGTTCCGGGCGGTGCGCACGCGATCACGAACGCGCAATATGATGCGCTGGTGAGCGCGCCACTGACGACGACGTTCAGCGGCGGCTCGCTCGGCAGCTATACGCCGCCCTCCTCCACGCCGTCGCCGGCGCAAAACGCGATCGCGGCGCTCGGCGCCGGCGTGGTGATTACCTGCACGAGCAACAGCGGCGTTTCCGGCACCTACGGGCTGGACGGCGGCACGATGGGCCTGGGCCAGGAGCTGGTGACGCTGATCAACGAAAACAGCGGCGCGTTTCCGGGCAGCGCCTCCAGCTGGCAGTGGCCGGATATGTCCGGCACGCTGCACACCATTCCGTCGGCTTCGGTCTTCCTGGAGCTGTGGAACGCGCTGGCGCTGTTCCGGCTGAAATGCCAGGCGATCATCTGGGCGAACAGCGGCAGCGTGCCTAGCAACGCCGTGACGATCGCGTAGGCGCGGCGTGGCAGCCCCTTTTTGCATCAAACAGGGCGCGGTGCTGTCGCTTGCGCTGCAATTCGTGCAGGACGACGGCACCCCGGTGGATATCACCGGCGCCACCCTGCAGAGCCAGATACGCGACCAGCAAGGCAATTTGATCGCCACGCCGACGCTGACGATCGCCAATGCGACGCTCGGCCAGGTGACGCTGGCCGCGACATCCGACGACACCTGGCCGCTCGGCACGCTGAACACGGATATTTACTACGACAGCGGCGGCACGCCGTTCTTCACTGACACCTTCACCATTGCGGTGGCGGCGCCGATCACGGTGCCAAGCTGATGCAGTTGCTGGTGCAGCAGGCCGGGGCCAGCCTGAGCGTGATCCCCACGGGGCTGGGGCCGATCGTGTCGCTGTCGATGGGGCCGGAGAGCGCGCCGAGCTCGGTTGCCGACGCCCCGATCTACGAGACGCCGGAAGACAGTGACAATGTGCTGATCGACCGCGACGGCGCACTCGCGCAAATCCCGTATGCCGGCGTGGTTTCGGCCGCCGCCGCCGGCGCCGCGGCGGCAGCCGTGGCCGATGTGGCAAGCGCGCTCGCGACTTTTACCGCCGAGATCGCGGCCGTCACGGAAACGGCCGACGCCGCCTTCCCTGCCTCGTCGGCCGGCGCGATGGCGGGGCTCGGGGTCGGCACCGGCCTGGCCGTCGCCGGCGGTAATGCCAACGTGGTGTATGGCGCCGCGGCGGGCACGGCCGCGCAGGGCAACGACAGCCGTATCACCGGGGCGGTGCAGGCCTCGGCGCTCGCCGCACTGCTCGCCACCACGGCGATCCCCGCCAGCGGCATGACGCCGTTCGCGATCGATGCCGAAAACGTCGTCGGCAGCTGGGGCACCTGCATCCCGCTGCAGTGGTTCGAAAACCAGGTGCTCGGGAACATCACGGCGAGCAACGCCGCGAGCATCGCGAACTATGCGCAACTCGGCGGCGGCACGCTGACCGCGCAGAATACCGCCGGCTATTTCATGTCCGCGGCGACGCTGGTGGCGCCCGGCGCCGTCAACATGTCCTTCATCTTGCAGCAGGCGCTGAACTACATCGCCGTGCTCAACACGACCGCGATCGCGCTCGGCAGCGGCGCCACCTACACGCTCGATATCAGCGCGGCCGGAGAATATATCTGCAATACGCAAATCCTGCTGCCGTTGACCGGCAATTTCAACGTCAAACAGGATCAGAACGCGCACTTCAAGTTCACCACCAGCGGCACGAAGGGCAACGCGTGCTTTTCCGACGGCGCGACGACGGCGCTGCCGCGGCCCAGCAACGTGCGCTGGCAGGGCGGCAAGTTCGGCAAGGTCGGCGACCATTATTACACCGATCCGTCGACCGGCGTCGGCACGCTGAACGGCGACCCGTACCTGATCACGCTTACGCCCAGCCCCATTCCGGCCTGGAGCTCGGGGCAGAAGGTCGCCGCGCAGCAGCATCTGATGGCGAACGGGTTGCCGTATGTCTACACGTCGCCCGGCATCACTGGCAGCGTGGCGCCGATCGGCTGCGGCGAGGTCGAGCTCGGCACCGGCATCGTCGACGGCGCCGCGACCTGCAACTTCGCCTCGCGGCCGAACGTCGGCGGCTACCTGGCGGCGCCGCTCTATATCGGTACGGCGACGACGCCGGGCGCCAGCAATGCCTCAAGCTACAGTGGCGACATCTGGTATTTCTGGATCGATAATTTTACCAGCATCGAGCAGGAAGTTCTGCACTGGTGCAATCCCGGGCAAGCCTGGAAGATCGCCGGCGAGAATATGTTTTTTGTCCGGCCGAAGATGCATTGCTGCAACGGCACCAGCGGTGCCGGGGGCTTTCATTTCCGGTTCGGCAGCGGCGTCTGCATCGGCGGGAAGGGGTGCTCGGGCGACGATCTGTGGATCGACGTCATGGAGACGTCGCCCTACACGAACGGCAGCGGCTACGGCGGCGGTGCCAACCTGCCGACCAAGGGGATGCGCTTTATCGGGTGCGAAGGCGCGTCGCTGCAGGGCCGTTTTTTGACGATGGGCCTGGACGTTCCGAACAGCAGCCAAGTCTATTCGGCGGCGCTAGAGACCTCGCAAGGCAGCCCGGGCGCCGTCATGCAATTCGCGCCGGCGGCGCTGCATGCGGCCGGCGACCTTTCCAGCGTCACGGTCGGCGCCGGCCTGTTCGCCAAGGGCTACTGGCCCGGCGCGCCGAATTTCCTGTTCGTGGAAACCATCACTGGCAACAACGCGTCCGGCTGGACGGTGACGGCGACCGGGAATTCGCTCGCGGCGATCCCGGAAGGCACGACGATCCGCTTTCTGATGGGCGTTCCGCTCGGCAGTTTGACCGCTGGCGCGCGCGCCAGGGCCGCGCATTGCGTCGGCTATAGCGCGGGCGGCTACGGCACCGAACTGCACCAAAGCGATAGCGAGGCACTCGGCCAATACGCCTACGACCATTGCGACATTGATTGCTCCGGCCAGGGCTTCAACGTGATCTGCGCGGGCCAGGGCAGCGCGAGTTCGATGATCCCGTTCGGCGCTGCATCGAACGCCTGGTGGATCACCCAGGCCAGAACGGTGCCGGTGACGGCCACGCTGAACGTGTGGCTGTGGGATTACGAGGGCAATAACTTGCTCGAAGAATCCAGCGGGCAATGCTACGTGCTGTCGACGTCCGGCTCGGTCGGCGCCGGCGATTTCTCGATCGTCATTGCCGACAATAATGGGCCGTTCACACCGTCGGCGGCGATCCCGGCCGGCGCCCCGGTGTTCTTTTCGCTGAACGCCAATGCCAGCGCCGGCCTGCATGTCGTCGGCGGCGCGTATGGCGGCGGCGATATCGCGAGCAACCACAGCGAATGGTTCGGCGCGTTCCGTTCGCCACTGCAAAGCAGCGGCACGGTGCGCCGCTTCAGCGACCGCGACAGCAAGTTCTTCGCGCCGCAGACGCCTGGCATGCCGGCGAATTTGGGCGGCGTGCTGTTCGGCAAGCTGGACGGCACGATGATGTGGGGCAGCGGCGCACCTGGCGACCAGGTGCTGCTGGTGGGCGCCGCGGTCGGTACGGACGAACTCGGCGAGACGCTCGCCGGCGCGTGCAGCAACCTCACGATCGAGGATGTGCAGCTCTGCAACGGCGCGAACGGGACCTACGCCTGCGATGTGCAGTATTCGAACGGCGTGAATGTGCAGCGGGTGAAAATCATCCCGGGCGACGCCTCCGGCGCGCAGGCCGCCAACGGCATCCGGTTCTACAACGGCAGCACAAAATGCAACGCCGACTTCAACGATTGCAGCCGCCTGGCCGGCACCGGGATCAATACCGCGAGCGGCAACAATGTGGGCTTCGGCAACCTGGCCGGCACCACTCCGATCACGCCCGTGATGCCCGCTTCATTCATCGCGGCCGTCAACGCCGCGATCGCCAGCCAGGGGACAGTGTAATGAACAGCCGCCTTTTGCTTGCGGCCGCGACCGCGATGTCCCTGACGCTCGGCCGCGCGCTGGCCGCGTGCGTGCCCTCCGCGAGCCAGGTCTGCTACTCCGGCGGCGTCGCGGTGAATATCGGGCCGACGACCGGGAACCTGATCCCTTGGTTAAATGGGCTCGACATTTTCTCGCCGACCAGCGGGCAGTCGAACCTCTATCTGGATCACAATTCGGCCGCGGGATCGTCGATTTACTTCCGCACCAACACCGGCACGAGATCCTGCTTGCCGTGGGATAGCGGCAGCTGCACGACGGACTTCCAGATCCAAGACAACGGCGGGACCACCTTAAACTTCCTCGCCAACGCGACGCTGATGTTTCAGCTTTCCTATACGTCGCCGACGTTCACCTTTCGCGTCCCGGTGGTCTTCGGGTCGGGCTCGTCGTTCCAGGTGCCGACGGCCAATCCCTGCACCGGCGTCACGCCGATCGCCGGTCTGGTGTGCTACGACACTGGCCTTCACACGTTCTATTATGCCGCGGCGCCTGGCCCGGCCTGGGTAGCGCTCGCCCCGACCTCCTCTCTCCCGGCCGATGCCACGACGAGCGTCGCGGGCCTGCTGCTGGCGAGCTCGTGTTCAGCCGGATCGCTTGTCAGCGGCCTTGGATCGGGCACCGGTGCCCTGTCGTGCGGCCTGCCGACCGTGGGAACAACGCAGGCGGCCACGGACCGCAGCACCGATCTTGCCACCGACAGCTTTTCGGCTGGCATCCTGACGCCGCTGGCCAATCCGCCGAAGACGGCGAACAATTGGGGCGATAGCATCTATCCGCCTGAGAGCGCGAAGTGCACGCTGACCGTGAGCGGCCAGATCGCCGACTATCCGATCTTCATTGGCGATACGACCGATCAGATCACGCAATTTGCCGTCGACATGAGCACCGGCGCCGGCAGCGGCGGCAGCCTGGAGATCGGCCTGCGGGCGGACAGCGGCTCGTCGACGCCGGGTTCGCTGCTGGTGGACGGCGGCGCCGTGGCCGACACCGCCGGCGGCGTGGATAGCGACACCGCATTTTCCACGCTGACGCTGCACCGGGGGCTCTACTGGATTGAGGTGGAGACCGTAGCACTGGGCTCGACCAACGGCGTGGTGTGGGGCGTGACGGCGAGTAAGCCCAACTTTCCCACGTCCCAGGTGCTGCAGCCTGGCACCGCCGCCGGCGTGCTGAACGGCTCGATCAGCTACGCTATGGTGTCGAGCACCACCAGCACCACGGGCACGCTGTCATCCGCGGCGCCCGGCAGCTTCTCGCTCAGTTCGTCGCTGTGCATGCCGAAAGTGAGCTGGAAGCTCGTGTCTGCTACCCCGTAGCCGGACGGCACGGGGGCTGGGGCTGCGCTAACAGCCCAAGCCGCGCAGGAGTGCTGCGCACGGATCAACCGCCCCGCTCTCCAGCGCCGGAGAGCGGTATCTGAGGGTGCATTCGTGCCGAAGTCGAGTCCACATCACGATGTTTCCAAGGCGGGCGGCCCCGTCGCCCCCTATATCGGCGGCAAGCGCAACCTGGCAAAGCGGATCATCCCGCTGCTGGCGGCCATGCCGCACCAGACTTATGTCGAGCCGTTCGTCGGCATGGGTGGCATTTTCCTGCGGCGGCCGTGGCGATCGGCGGCCGAGGTGATCAATGACATCAGCACGGACGTGACGAACCTGTTCCGCATCTTGCAGCGGCACTTCCAGCACTTCATGGACATGCTGAAATGGCAGATCACCAGCCGGGCCGAGTTCGAGCGCCTAGTCGCCGCGGCGCCTGAGACACTGACCGACCTGGAGCGGGCGGCACGCTTTCTCTACCTCCAGCGCGTGGCGTTCGGTGGCAAGGTCACCGGGCGCAATTTTGGGGTGAGCGTTGGGCTGCCGGCGCGGTTCGACATCACGCGGCTGGCATCGCTGCTGGAGGATGTGCACGAGCGGCTGGCAGGCGTTGTGGTTGAGCGGCTGCCGTACGCCGAGCTGATAGCCCGCTACGATCGCGCTGACACATTGTTCTATCTCGATCCGCCCTATTGGGGCTGCGAGGATGACTACGGCCGCCAGCTGTTCGAACGGGCGGACTTTGCTCGTCTGGCGAAGCAGCTGGCTGGCATCAGGGGTCGATTCCTGTTGAGCCTGAATGACGCACCGGAGGTGCGCAGAACCTTCGCCCGCTTCCACCTGATGCCGGTGCCAACGACCTATACGATCTGCCGCGAGGTAGGCGCCCA